AGATAATACCATGGCTGTTTCATCGTTAAGTAGAATGACTGTGCCTTTGGCCAGTAATCAAAGTAGTCCAAGTCAAGGCTTGTTAATGCCAAAACTCAAGTATCGCTTTCGCGTTACTTTTCAAAATTTTGGAGTAAGCCAGCCAGTCACTGAATTGACCAAACAGGTTATGGATTTTACTAGACCCAGCGTTGAGTTTGCTGAAATTGCACTGCCTATATACAATAGCACGGTCAAATTGGCCGGAAAATACACCTGGGCAGATGCTGTCTGCAACATACGTGATGATGCCAGTGGTGCTGTTTCTAGACTAGTCGGTGAACAACTACAGAAGCAATTGGACTTTATGGAAATGGCGTCAGCCTCTTCGGGTATCGACTACAAGTTTTTGACAGTGTTTGAAGTTTTAGACGGTGGCAACGGAGCCGCGACACCAGTTGCATTAGAAACATGGGAACTGTATGGTTGCTATCTCAAGTCTGTCAACTACAACGACTTGAACTACGGAACCAGTGAAGCGGCCACTATCACCATGAACATTACCTTTGACAATGCAAACCAAGTGGCTGGACAAGGTGTTGGTACATTGATTGGACGCACAGTAGGCGACGTGGCATCAGGCGTAGGTATCTAATACATTATGGCCTGGGGTCAGGATTTCCTTCAGGGATTCGTTGGGTTTAATGGGTTAAAAGATTACGCCCATGCTTCTAAAACGTTCCTGCAAAACGGTTATGAAAATGCTCCTCGCCAGAAGTTTTTATTTCACGTTTACTTTACTATAAACCGAGCAGTTCCTGCCTTGCAGGCTGCCTTTCCTAATGCTGACACTGCTACAATCGGTCTCATGGTCAAGACTGCACAGTTGCCCAGTTATCAAATGACGGTTGACACACTCAATCAATACAATCGCAAACGATTAGCACAAACAAAAATTGAATACCAGCCATGTGTGTTTGAATTCCACGATGACGGTAGCGACTTGATTCGCAACATGTGGTATAATTATTTTCAATACTACTACAAAGACCCTAGCCAAGCATACGACAACGTGACCAATCAAAATGGTCAAATGGCTGCTGTGATTGGAACCCCTGCTGGATTTAATTACAATGCTAGAGACATTTATAATCCAAGTCAAGTGGTCAACGACTGGGGTTATATCGGTGAAAGTTACAGCAGCGGAGTTCCACTCAGTGGTGCCGGCAATACCAAACCTCCTTTCTTTAGAGATATACGTATCTATGGAATGAACCAACACAAGTTTGCTGAATACATACTAATCAATCCAATGATCACTGATTGGACCCACGACACCTACGACTACAGTCAAAGTGCTGGTATTATGAGTCACAAGATGACAGTCAAATACGAAACTGTTAAATACTACACTGGAGCCATTGGCAAAGCCAGACCCGACACCAACGTGGTGGGATTTGCAGATCCTGCTTACTATGATACCGTTCCGAGCGCATTGGCCAGACCTGGCAGCACACAAACAGTGCTGGGCCAAGGTGGATTACTTGATGCTGGCATTGGTATTGTTGAAGATCTAGCCAGCGGTGGACCAATGAATCCCATTGGCGCGGCTCAAAAGGCCTTGACTGCATACAATACATTTAAGAATGTCAATCTTAGAAGTGTAGTCAACGCCGAAGTTAATCAGGCAATTAATAGCACCATTCGTGGCGCATTGCCAGGAATAATTCGTGGCGCAAGTTCAAGTCCGTTAAACTCGCCATTGGGAATTCCTACCCAACCAGTGACCAATGGCAGTGGTGGCATATTCTTTCCTACACCACCGGTGTCGACTAGATCACCTAATTTTAATCCTAGCCTGTCTGGAGGAACGTAACCGTGACCACAGTTAATAGTACGAACTATTCAATTGATCAAACTGTTAGAATTTTTGATCAATTTTACAATTATGATACCAACATACCTGCTGCTGAGTTTGATGCGGTATTGAGTTACTTCAGAAGTGTATTTCTCACTGATGCGGCCGCACAAAATATGACCAGCAGTTTGTTTAGAGTAGCAGAGTTTAGCAACGTCAATGTGTTGGATCTATTGCAAACATTTCAGCAAGGCGGATCTTCGGAGCCTGAAGTGACCATCTTGATGGCCTACTACCTCAACACAATTCGTAGTCCTGCTACCTTGCTGGGTGTGTTGGCACCATCTACGCCTAACTTTTATACGGCAAGAAACATCAGGGCTTGATCATGCCCAACTTTCGTCAAGGTCCATACACAGTAAAAAATGTTGCCAAATATGTGGGCAAAGGCACGCCCAAATATAGATCTGGTTGGGAACTTACTTTTATGATGTTCCTGGATTCAAACGACAATGTGCTACAATGGGCCAGCGAAAGTATTCGCATACCATATCGTAATCCGCTTACTGGCAAACAGAGCATTTATATTCCAGATTTCCTAGTGACCTATCGTGGTCGTAACAACACTACCATTGCTGAACTGATTGAAATCAAACCTAAAAAGCAAAGCCTACTTGAAAGTAAGGCGTCAGACCGTGATCGTGCTATTGTGGCACTGAACTATGCCAAGTGGGATGCTGCCACCAAATGGGCCCGACGCAACGGGCTTACATTCAGGGTCATCAATGAAGACATGATTTATCATCAAGGTGGTAAGAAATAATACCGTAATAGTCTGGCGGTAAATATGGTATGACACGCAAATTAGAAGAGCTTTTTGATTTTCCTCCTTCAGAAACACCTGAAGACGCTCCCACTATTGAGCAAAACCGTACCCAGTTGGCCGAAATTGACGCCACTATAGACAAGATAGATGCGGCCCTGCCCACAGTGCGCGACTTGGAAACTGGTGATCAAGAGCTGGACGAACTGGCTTCAAAAGCACAAGAAACATTTGACAATCTAATGGATCTGGGCTTCAATGTGGACAGCCGCTACTCAGGTGAAATTTTTGCTGTGGCCAGCAGCATGTTGGGACATGCCCTAACAGCCAAAACAACCAAGCTGAACAAAAAATTAAAAATGGTTGATTTGCAGTTAAAAAAACTCAAAATGGACCAGGACCAACGCCGTAATGCGCCTGAAGAAGCAATGGAAACAGCACACGGTCAAGTGCTGAGTCGTAACGATTTGCTGGAACGTTTAATAGCCTCTGGTGCACAAAACAATAACAAAGCATAAATATCATATAGGGATACTAAGATGAAAAATTTTCAACAATACCTCGCAGAAAGCGAAAGAACTTACAATTATCGCATTAAAATTGTAGGCGATGTTGCACCTGATTTTATCAAACAGTTAGAAGAACGACTCAAACAGTTTGATGTTGTAAAAGTCAGCAAGCCAAAGACCACACCAGTGCAACTTGCACCGGCTGATTTTCCCAAGCACAGCAACGATTCAGTGACCAGCATGGATGTGGAATTTCGTTATCCAGCCATAGAGCCACAGATCAAAGAAATCGCTCAACTGTTGTTCTTAGATCCAAATCGTATCATCATGTTGACCGTACCACACGAAGATGGCATGACCACAGAACGTGAACGTGTTGCCGCTGAAAATAAAGATTTATTGACAGATACAGATTATCCTGCTGACACCGCAGAACAAAAAGCCCTGAAGAAAGATTACTCGGCTCCTTACAATCAACATGCTGTATTGAAGAACGCATATCGTAGTGACTTTACTGTGGCCGGTGGTAAGACACCTCCTGCTCGAACAACAAACGATTTACCAATGGACAACACAAGTCCAATGACTCGAATAAAACGCCCACCACGCCCAGCCACTGGCGCCAACCCAAGAGGATAACACAATGACATTTTTTTACGACCTAAACAAACGATTGGCCGACTTGGCTAGCAAGCAAGATGCTCAACACCTTGCAGAACACGCAACACCTGCTGTTCAGCAACCTAAGAAAGGTTCATTGGCACAGGCACTGAACGAACGTGACATGGGCAAGCACAACAACAAGACCACTGGGTTTGATGCATTGGCCAAGAAGGCTGGTAAAGAATATGGTAGCAAGGCCGCTGGCGAACGTGTAGCAGGTGCCCAGTTCCAGAAAATGAAAAAAGCCGGCAAGTTGGAAGAACAAGGCATGGACGAAGCCGTGCGTGGTCTCTTCTATGGTGATCAAGGATGGCAAGCACCAACAAATCAAGCCCAACGAGACGCTACAGCCAAAAATGTTAAACAGACTCGCGCAAGCAACAGAGCAGACACAACAGTGACTGGCTACGGTAACAGAGTGCAACCTCAACAAGGAACAAAATCCGCAAGTGGGTTGGCGCGAAGAACCCAGCCTTCCTATGGAGGTCAAGAAACTCCAGTTGATAGTGAAAAAACACACCCATACTATTCAAACCCAAAACACCTTGATAATTACGGTAATTTACAAATCAAACCA